AGGTAGGATTGAAAAATCAATGCGTAACACGTTAACAGACGAGGTTACAGATGCTTTAATAGATAAACTCGATGCGGTGCTTGATAGTGTTGATTTGGAGGGGGTGTTGAAGAGGAAATAACGTTTTGCAACTTGGCGAACCTAAACACAGCACGTATTTTCGCTAAGTTGCTGTTATATGCCGTTTTTATTTCGGATTAGTTTACTCTCCATTAAGTAGTAAGCATGTTAAAAAATAGAATTATGCTAAAATTAAAAACAGCCCAAGAGTTAATAAAAACAAATAATACTTCGGTAATGGCAGGTTTCAATATGTTCATTCAAGGACACCCACCTATTACTTTTGGTGATGGTTATCATGATGCTTACGATAGGATGCAAGGATATGAATTTGCTCAAAAAATGGCAAAAGAAGATGGTATTGCTTTTACAAAAGTATTCAAATGTAAGCAGGGTGATTGTTACCCTTTTCAGTATGGTGGATTTTTTGTGTGTAATAATTGTGGAGGAAAAGATGTCGATAAAGAGTGGTGGAAAATTCAAGTAGAAAAGGACGGTAATGAGTTTTGCTGTCATGGTTTGGATTTTATCAACTTACAAGAAAGTACAAACTACGCTTTTGGGAAAACATTTGATGAAGCAATTTCTAATTATGAAAATGTGATGTTAGGTTTGTCTACGTCAAATGGCATATAATGGTTTGGGTATTGCCGAAGGCAGGGATTTAAAATACAAAAGTTTCAACCTTGCACAAATACCCATTAGAAGTACAAAAGATTAATTAACCGAGAATACCCTGCTTTTGGCAATACCTTGTTAGGTGCAGTGCTTCTCAAAAATTCAAATAAAAATGGAAAATGTTTTAAATTTCAAATGGAGAAAGGGAGTTAAAGAAGTATTCCCTGCTCACCCAATGGTTCAAAATTGGCTGTTCACAGAAGATACAGAAGCCGAAGCAATGTTAGCACATCAAATGGCAATAGTCGCTGAAAAAAACGGTATGACAACCAATGACTTGCAACACATTTTCCCTGCTGTGCTTCGTATGTTGAAGAATGATAGTGCGTGGTCGAAATAGCATTGCACCTAACACCCCCGTTAACGACAGTTTTAATTTCGTTAACAAAAAGTTATTAATTTAAAATCAAATAAAATGAAAAAAGAAATACTTATATTCCTCTACGGATTTTTAATCGGTTTATTTATTAACATTATAGTGGATTTTATTATGTTATAAATCTAATTATTAATATTCCCAACGGGCACGAACACCGCGCAAATCAAAATGAATAAAACCTTTTAACCCAGCTTTTAAGTTGGGTTTTTTTTGCGCTACACCTCCATTAAAGTTTTCAAGTTGCTTAAATACCCAGTAGAAAATGATTAAATAATCTTCTTTAGCACAAATAGGCTGAAAGTCAACCGCCCAGCCTTTAACGTGTTGGCTATTTCCTGATCTTTTTTGCTTTAATTCCCACTCTTTTTGTCGTAAACCTGAGGTAATTTTAAAGCCTGTAAATTTTGAACCAAATTCTGCTTTAGTTTTATCTCGCAATTTCTGCAATTCAATAGCAATTAAGCCGATATTTTTTTGCTGTTCATCCGTTAATAAATCATAGTTCATTTTTATAGCTTCCTTAGGCATTTCGCCCTCTATGAACTCCTTTAAAGAAAAATTAGCTGTTAGTTTCATCTTCTTTTATTTTCTCGATTTTATCAGTTAAATTCTTAGTAATGTAAACCCCAGCAATTATAAGGGCACAACCTCCTACTATTTCGTACCAACTTTTGTTAATTGCTCCATCTGTAATTAAGGTAATACCCGAAGTAATCAACACTCCACCGCCACCCATTTGGGTAACTCCTTTTACCATTATATTAGTATCACTTTTTTTTAATGCTTTTATAACCTCGATTGGGTTAATTTTAAATAGAAATTTTTTTAACATTTTATTTATTTTTAAATTATTATTCTACAAGTGCATACTAAACCACCGTTTGGTAAAGATGTTAAATATACTTCTTCATTTACTGGATTTCCATTTTTAGCGTAACCAATATATTTACCTGACCATTTGCCATTCTGCTCTATAATTGGGAATACTTCATTTACAAAGTATTCAACATCTTTTTCTTTATATAAAATTTGCCAAGTTTTACCAATTAACTCATCTACGGTATAACCAAACATTTCCGCGTGTGCTTCATTAAGATAAATGTATTCGCCTTTTTTGTTCAAAATTGCAATACCCTCATGGCTTGTATTAATTGCCATTTTTAGCAATTCGTTTTGCTTAAAAATATTCGATATTTTTTCACTTAGGATTTTAATATCTTCAAATTTTTTAAACGTTTCCATTTTAAAATTTCTTTAATATCCACGAAATTAGAAAGCCTACTATTATTTCAATTGCGATTAATAAACCGATTGCCTTAGACCATTTATTTTTCTGCTCATAAATCTCGTCTTTAGCTTCTTTCATCTGCTTTGCGCTCCATGTATCAGTCACTTCTTTATACCAAAGTTTTAATTCGTGCAAATCTTTTTCTGCTGTTTGAATTTTAACAATTTCACGTTGCAAATCGTCAAATTTTTTATCTAAATTTATTTTTAAATTTTCTACGCTAGTTCGATTTCGCTCCAGCTCATTAAGGATTAATTTCGTAAAGTCGTTTATCTCGTTCATGTATACAAAACTAATAATTTTTATTATTCTTTAACCAATTTTTCATGCCTAAAGTAAGCGGTCGAATATTATTTTTTTTCTTGTGCTTCCATTTGTACCATAAATTCCACGCTAAACGAACACCGTAATATCTTTTTTTTGCTTTGAACTTTGGAAATCCACGCGCTATCATTAAGCTATAAAAAATTTTATCAGATACTTTTCCACCGCGTCCGCTTTGCCAATGAAAATCATGTACAAAACAATCGAAAATATATTTATTAATGTGAAATTCGGGCACACTTGTACAACCGTCGTATTGCTCCACCATGTCCCATTCATCCGACCAAATTGCTTCCATAATCAAACGCTCTTGAATATAATCTAAATCATAAAATTCGATTTGCTCCAAAAGTTCCGCAATAGCTATTTGTTTGGCTGTTTTCATTTTTCGATATAATAAGGGTAGTTAGGTTTATTTTTTAAATCAATCTTTTTCGCGGTGCATTTAACTGCAAATAGGTAGAAAAATATACCCATTAAAACAATATAAGCCACGCGTTCAAAGTTACTATTATGCTTCATTTTCGTTTAATTTAAACCTTTCAACAACCCCAGCATCAATCAACTCATAAATTGTAAATATCTTGTTATCAATGTAAAAAACAATGTTCTCAAATGCGTTATCTCTTGCTTCTGGAATATCAGTAACATTACCTTCTTCATCAACTTGGTAGATAATTTCGCCATTTGTGTTTCTTTTAGGTAGCGGTTGCCCTCCTATATCCGTTGATATTTGCCCTTTGATAACTTGATAATCTGCTGGTTTATGGCTAATTACCGCCCCATTAGGTGCAAGTAATTCCTCCCTTAAAAAGATTGTCATTAATTCATCCTCTATGAATGTAAACCCTTTTAAAACTAACCTTTTTTCTAATCCGTTTTCTTGTCCGTAATTCCAAATTTTATTTGTCATATCTATATTATTTTATTTTTAAAAACTTGCTAAAGCTGTTATTGTTACATTTGCGTTAATTGGTGTAGTTGCTACTTCGTTGTGAGTGTTCCCGAATGATTTAAGGTTTCTTGCTACTGTTGAATTAATTACATTAGCTCCCGAATTACGAACGTTAAAATGGCAATTACTCAACATAACAGTTGATGTATTCATCAATCTAACTGCGTGCCCTCCTGCGTTATTCCAATGCGAGGTAAAAGATGAATTGCTTATTTTCAATACGTGCCCTGAACTTGAATAAAGTTCTCCTGCTATACCTCCAATTGATGTAAATTTGCAATTTGTTATTTCGGAACGTGAGCCTTGAAAATTGTCTAAAATTGCCCCTATGCCACTACCTAGATTAATAACTTCAATGTTATGAACTACGTTCGGGTTATTAACCGCAAAGCAATAATTACTGCTATTATTCACACATTTACCATTTGTTATACTCGTAGAATTGTCAAAACTTGCACCTACTCTAACACATCGTTCATTTCCTGTTATTGCTGTAAAATTATCAATCGTACAACTCGGAAAACTTTGCACATCAATAGCAAAACCACTTACCGAAATAGCTTTGAAATTGTATAATTCTTTAGCAGTTGTAATATATAATGCTGTACCGCTATTTGACTTTGCAGTAAAATCATATATACTTGCAGTCGTTCCTAGCGCGTTTAAACCTATCCCTGTGCCTAAATTTTCACAAGTAAAATTAGACACCGAACTTGGAAGAGTGAAAATGTTAATATAAACCGTTTCAACGCTTCCGTAAGATACGGCACTAAAATTTCTTAAATCAAATCTGTTCCCCACACCACTTGTAGAAATATCTAAGGCGTAAGAATTTAAACTAACAAACTTACTTCCACCTAAATCGGAAAAGTTTATATTTCGTTGCGCTGAATGTATAGTTTCTAAAGAGTAAGCTAATGCAGTTCCATTTTCACAATACACATTCATTGCGCTCATTGTTAGAATACCAACCCTCCCTGATTGATTGCATTTTATAGCCCTATGAGTTCCTGTACCATTAGTTCTAATAATATTTCCATTAATTAACCTTACCTCCTGATACACACTAGCCGTATTACTCAGTTGTAAAGTAAAAGCATCCGTAGTATTAGCCTGTGCATTTGTAACACTAAAACCGTTAAAGTCAATAGTTAATTGCCTAAATAAATACGATTTACCAACTCCTGCACCTGTATAATCTATTTCAATAGCACTTGTAATAGTAATATTACTATACAACTTAACTGTAAAATACCCTCCACTTGCTTTACAAGTTTCTAATGCACTTTGTAAATCTGCGAAAAACGTTGGCGTACCGTTGCCACTCCCTGAGTAAACTCCTATAATTCCGTAACCACTTGATAAAGCAACCCATGAACTACCATTGTATCTGTATAAACCATTTAAATCTGTATTAAATACAAGTTCGTTGGTGCTCGGTGTTGCGATGCTATTCATTTGAAGAGTTGTGACCCTGTTCATTAGAAAGCCGTTAGCAGTGGAATTTAAAGCCACCTTACCACCGTTAAAATTTAAAACGTCTGTAATGGTTACTGTCCTATTGCTTCCTGTTGTGCCGTTATTCGTGTAAATGTTTTCGCTATCGGGGATAAATTCCTCCCAAATCGTACCATTAAATTTGTAATATTTATTGTCTGTTTTATTCAAAATCAAATAGCCACTCACAGGAGTAATAACACCCCATACACCGCCTTGCACCCTTACAATATCGTTATAATTCGCGCCTTGCCAATCAACATGAACACTACCCGAACCCTCATCAATTAAAACATAAACGTGCCCCTCCGTTGTTGTCGGTGGTGCGCTGTTTCCGTCAACTAAATTTTCGGCTCTCTCGTTTAGCAAGTTGTCAATATAGCGACTTTGTCCGCGTTCATCACGTACTAATCGAGAATTATTAACAGATAAATCAAACCCTTTAGGAGTGTGTTTGTTTGCTTCGGTGCTATTTCTATGTAAATTGCTACTCATAATTAAATATTTGTAAAGTAACCAAATTCAGGAGTTAAACATATTTGTGTTTGGTCAAAATTAGGATAATCAACCGCGTTATTAATAAGGAAATTGCCTAATTGATTTTGGTAGTAAAACACTTTGTTGTACAATAAGTTGGCTTGTCTTTTATCATCAATTGCCTTACTATTGGAATACTCCGTACGATTAACTTCAACCCCTTGATTACTTGTTTGAGTTTCGATATTACCAACAATTGAACGAAAAGCAGTACCATTAGCAACTATAAATTTTAAATACCTATCATAAAGTATTTGGTTATTTGCGCTTAATGGCGGTGTTGCGTAATCGGTTAAAATAGAGTAGTAAAGTTCCTCTGTTAATACAGGTTTCAAGTAAACTTCCTGACAAAACAAAATTTCTCTATCGAACCAAAACGGGTCAATAGTCTGGTCAATAGTAACAATACTTTTTAATTCACTAGCAGTAATCAATTTTGTCGTGGTGCTCATTTTCGTACAAAAGTTTTAAGTTTTTTTGGCTTATTTTGTCATCCAAAACAAAAACACCGAGTGCACAACACACTCGGCAATTCTTGTATTTTGGTTTAACAATGTATTTTCTTTTTATCTTTTCCATTGTTAATGTTTTTAAGATTAAGAACCGATAACTACACTTGTACCAGTAGAACCGTCTTCAACTGTAATTGTTCCGATAAACTCGCGTGTTAATTCTGTTGAATTACCCACAAATTGCACCATGTAACCATTCTGTCCGTTGATAGTTGCTTCAACCATTTGCGAAATTTGAGGTTTCAAGAAAGCATCTTTCCCGATTTTCTTATCCCAGCCAAAAAACAAACCTTGCTTGTTAGAACCAGCACCCTCGTACATTTCAACAATAGCAATTACACCGCGTATTTTATCTAAATTAGCTAAAAATTCCGCTTTTGTTTTTTCTACCTTAGGCACAAAAACCTCTAAAGTGTGGGTGTACATTGCACCTCCGTTTTCTTTTGCCACTTCCGAAGCAATTGATTTAGTTGCAAAGCGACCGTTTAATTCAATGAATACAGCACCGTCTGCTAATGTTACACCTGTTACAGTGTGGGCAGTAGATGAACCAAAAGTTACAGCAGTTACTTCCGCATCTGCTTTGATGTACATTTTTGAAAAACCAGCATTAGCGGTTTCATCAGCACATCCGATTGTTAAATTTGTTAGTACAGAACAAGACATATTTTTATAGTTTAAATTTATATTTTTTCAAAGTTAATAGTTTTTTTCTAAAATCTTCTTGAATTTTGCAAATTTTTAACTCGGTTTGCAATTTTATTGGTATCAGTTGCAACATTCACGACTTCAATAGTTTGTGTTTGCATTTGCGTCGGGGCACTTGCACCACCTCTAAAGCTGTTTAAAGCTTCAATCGGAGCACCGCCGTAGCTTTGATTTATAGCCGATAATATTGGAGCAGTAACAGGATTTACGGCTTCTTTCATAATTATAGCTTCCCCTTTTTCGGCTTCTATCATTGTGCCCCCTTGCGAGTGTGATTTGCCACCCACATTACCACCAAATCTAAACTTTTGGGATTGTATTTGCGCTACTTGTGTAGCTGTTTGTGCCCCCATTGCAATAACCTCAGGCAAAGCAAGTAAAAAACCACGTTGCGCAAAAATCTTTGAAATTGCAACAATACCATTTATCACGGCTTCCCTACTATCCATTTTCTTTTTCTTCTCAAACGCTCTTTTGTCAATTTCCAACCGCTTTTTCTCAAACTCTTCCGCGCTAATTTCTCCAGCTTGTCGCCTTAATGTTAACGCTTCAATCTCGCGTTTTGTCGTGCGCTCTATTCTGTTTTTTTCGTTAGTGAATAATGTGCCTTGCAACTTTTCAGCATTTTGCGTAATACTATTGATCAACGCTAATCGTTCAGCTTTTAACGAGTTTGCTTGTTCTTCTTGTGCCTTTTTTCGGCTTTCTGCTAAGTATTGGTTTTGTTGTTGTTCCAACTCAAAAACAGCCAACTGGTTATCTCTTTGCAATTCCAAAGTATCTTCATTTCCTACCTTTGCGTATTGCAATTTTAAATCCAACATTTGTGCTAAATGCTTTTTTTCCATTTCAAACTCTTCCGCCTTAGTACCTGCAAAAAGTAATTTTTCTTTTTTTTGCTCAAATTCTAAATCCCTAATTTTCTGCTCGGCAATCGCCTTGCTTCTTTCTATTTCTGTTTTAGCGTTTTCTTCTGCTAGTTTTCGCGCTTCTTCATCGGCTTTTGCTTTATCCTCAGCTAACTTTTTTTGTGCTTCAGCTTGTTTTGTTACAGCATCTTTTTCCATAGCGTTTAACTTGTTTCGCACCTCGATTTGCCTACCAGTTAAACCAGCTAATTTTTCCATGCTTTCGGCTTCTAAATCATATCGCTCTTGTTTTTGCTCGTCGCTTGTATCGTTCGCTTCCTCTTCAAGTTTCATCAATTTAACTTTCATGTTAGTTATATCAATCTCCCTTTTTCCACTTTCTGTTATTAGCCTTAAATACTCCTTACCAGCCTTATTTCTTTCAGCCATGCTTTTGGTTTCATCTTCCAAAATAAACTTCATTTTTTCAGCTAACAAGTTATTTTGTGCCATATCACGCTTGTAAGTCATTTCACTTTGTCGGATTTTTTCCGTTAAAGCTTGTATTTGCTTACCTCTTTCAATCGCAACTTTTGACCCTTTAACGGCATCGTTAACCATTCCTTTTAACTTATCTGTTCCATTGGCAATTCCTGTATTAACAGCTATAAAACCGTCCGCCATATCCTTAACACCTTTCTTAACACTATCCTTTGCTTTTTCAATATCCGCGTCTAATTTTTTTAAAGCATCTTTGCCCAAACCAGCACCGATAAATGGAATATCATTCGTGGCCTTTTTAATGTTTAATCCTAATACCTTCCAGCTATTAACGAATACACCCACCCAACCTTTGAAAAATTGAATTAAACCGTTAAATCTGTTAGTTACATTTGTTTTAATAAAGTCTAACAAGTCGCTAAACGCTTGTTTTGGATTGTTAATCGCTTCCTTTAACCGGTCAAATATTGCTAAGGCTTTTGTTTGTAAGAAACCAACTAATGTTGCAAACACTTCTTTTAAAGGTGTAAGCACTTTGTTAACCGCATCAATTCCCCTTTGAGTAGATAGAAATGCACCGATTAACGAACCTAAAGCAACTACTATTGCCCCCACCCCTGTTGAAATCAAAGCAATTTTGAATATTTTTAATGCGTTTGATCCTCCACTTGTCGCAACTGCATACCCTTTCATCGCAGTGCCAGCACCTGTTAACGCTGTTTTTATTTGGTTTAGTTGCCCCATTACACCCTGTATTTGTCCGCCCAACCCACCCATAACAGGCAACAAACTATTAACAGCATCTTGATAACTACCTACCATTACTTGAGTGTTGCCGATTGAAACGTGCAACTCCTTATATTCAGAGTCCAAATCTTGAATGTGCTTTAATAATTCTTGACCTTTTGCGCTGTTCCGCTCCTCCGCCGACAAATTTTTATAATCGTTTTTAGCTTTAGATAGTTGTGCACTTAATTGGTTTATGCTTCCTGTTGCTTTATCCGTTGCCTTTACATTAGCCATTACCGTTGCTTCTTGCAAACGCATAGCTTCACGAACTTTTTTCGTGTTGCTTTCAACTTGGACCTGTTGCGTAATGTTAAGCTTTATAGCTTCGTTGTATTGCTCCTGAGTAATAGTCCCCTCCTCTAGTTGTTTTGCTAGGTTTTTTTCTAAATCAATTTGTTCCTTTTTTAATCTTTTTTGCTCCTTACCCAAATCAGCCAACACCCTTTTTTGTTCAACTAAGGTTTTTATATTTTCATCTGCTCCGTCTAATCGTATAGAGTAAATTAATTCGTTTTCCATTTTTATAGATTTTATTTATTAGTCGTAAAGCAAAGTTAGTAAATTTCCGTTATCGTCTTCATCCAAAACGTTAATTAATTGTCCTGTTTCTGTTTCATAAAGCACGTAGTTTGGCGGTGCAATTTGTTGCTGTTGCTTGTTTGGGTTTATATTAGTTGCTTGGCTCGGGTCTATGGTAATCGGTGCATAGTCTTTGTAGTACAGTAATTCAGCAGAAACCAAACTATCATTCATCAAGTTAGCCTCCAAACTCATAACAACATAATAACCTTTAATTTGTTGCGGTGCATCAATATAAACAGGCTTTGAAAAATCAAAACTTCTTAAAGCAATCTTGTTTAAATTAACGTTTACTTTAAGCGTAACAGCATTAATTAAATTGCTTAAAGTCTTACCCCAAAACTTATCAATAAGTCCGCTAGTGCCATTAAAAGTTAACTTTGTCGCGGTGCTCTCAAATGGTGCAACACCGTTAAACGCTTCCATTAGGAAAACATCATTTGCAAACCACCCTATGCGCGGTGCATATCTGTTATTTGGTGTAGGCTGTTCGGCATCTAATCCATTTAAAGGCGAATATTCAGCGCGTATAATAGAGGTAACTGTTTGGCTATTTCCGCTCTCTCCCTGTATAGTAGGTGCTAATAATGTAGTTTCAAAAACAGTTTCGCCGTTTGGAAATCTTTTTAAGTCTGCACTTAAAGGATCGGGTTTGTTTAAATCCGTTCGATATTCCGCATAAGTTCTATTGTTGTTGCGCTCCCATTGTTCAAGCCATTTATCGTTACTATCTTTTTTGTATCGATAAATCAATGTACGATTATAAGGCAACTCGGTATGTATTTCGGGTGCAAAATTCAAATCTATTAAGTTAGTCCAATTTGTAGCTAAACCAACGCTCTTATAGTATCCGTTTACATCATCAAAATCGGCGTCCTTCCATGCGTTTCTTGGCTCTATCTTTACAACTTTTGTTTTAATGTCTGCTTCAAAGTACAAATTAAAAAGTAACTTAAAGTCGCTTATTAACTCAAAAGCTTTCATGTCCTTAGGAATTACACTACTGATTTGGTACTGGTCACCCTCTTCTATCTTTGATTTTCTTTGGATTTGAAAAGTATTCGGAATTTGCCAAAATTTAAACCAATAAGGATCGTTTATAATGTTGCTTCTATCCGTACCATCTAACAATTTGCCATCCCAAACTAATCTAAATTTTACTTTGTCGTTTTCCTCTAAAAAAGCGTTTAAAGTTACGCGCATTCCACTAAAATAAGTTAAATTATTTACTGGCTGTTTGTCTGCAATATCCCATAATGAAATAAAAGGCTCTCCGTTATCTTTTCTTAACTCAATATTAATTTCGGGACGGTAGTTTTTCCATTCAGTAGATGTGCCAAAATTCGCACTTGTAACAGAAGAATTAGAAAAATTAAAAATAAAAGTGTAATACCCTTTTTTTGGTGCAATATACCCAACAGTTGGCGCAAACAAATCGTTTTCATCTTCTATTTTTAAAGTATAATCTTTGTTTAACTCAGCAGTAGTTCTCTTATCGGTATCAGGGTAGGCATCTTTATATAGCTCAAACTCCGTACCTATATTATTTGTAGTAGCTTTCCATTTGGATATTGTATCGCTTATATCTATATCATCAAACTCATAATTACAACCCAAATCAACAGCTAAACCTTTGTTGTTGCTATCACTTTCGCCTAATACAAATTTGCTATTTAAAAAGTCGCTTTCAATCGTGTAACCTATACTATCAAAAAAACGTTCAAATATACTTTTAACATAAAATACAGGTCGCGAATTTAATAAATCCGTTGGCGCGGTGTTACGGTCAACTATTGGGAACGCATAATCTTTATTCGTTGCGTTTCCTCCGTTTTGCGTGTTGATAGTTGCTAAATCATACGTTGTAATATCAGGCGAAAAACCCAAATCCTTAACTAATAACTCATTCCCCAGCTCCACCCATTCAGCATTTCCACCGAAAAAATTACAAACGTACTTATCTAAATACTTGCTAATCTTAACCTCTACAAATCCGCGTTCATATTCAGCACCATTTAGCAATATTACAGCATCTTGTTTACCTAAAATAGCCTTATCCGTTGCGTTAACATATTCAGCGCCAAACAATATTTTATTGTTATTCGTATTATTAGGAATTTCAAAATCGTACGAAAATGTACTATCCCTTGCAGAAATATCCGAAATATTAGCAATGGATTTGTTAATTACCAAAGGAAAATTAGTTTGCTCCAACAAATCTAAATACCCTTTTCCAATTATGTAAACTTGTATCTCATTCATTACACTACATTTATACGTTTATTAGCTAACACTAAATCAAAAGTAATACGATTGATAGGTTCATGATAGTTGAAGTTATCTACGCTCGGATTTTCTACAATTACAGGCACTAAAGCACCGTTAACCTTTATCGCTACTTGTGGACTTAATGCAATAGAATTTAAAAACTTTATCGTTTCCATACTTTCGTAATCGCTCCAAACCCTAAAACGACGCACACTTTCAACTTTGTAATTATCTTGACCTCTATCTAATGCACTCGGATTTACTGGTCTATTTTTTAAAAAGCTTTTTTTGTCGATTTGGGTGCTATCGGAATAGTTTGTATCAAATAGCCATGTTTCCATTACACCAAATTGGTTAACCCAAAACAACTCCAAATAGTTACAAGGTGTATCAACTACTTCAAAGCTGTAAATCTTGCTACGATAAGTTTTTGAAAAACCAGCGCCCCCTCCGTTATCGGCTAAAAAAATAAAAAACTTCGTAGCTAAACCGCCAAATTGATATACTAAACTGCTTCCATACACAACAGTGCTTATATTCGTTCCAACAGGAGTTATAGACTGCTCACCAATTATATTCAAATCATCATCAGTAGAAATAACTATCCAACGCTGTGAAGTTGTTGTAATTAATGAAGAAATACAACCGTAACCATTTCTAATAGCCTTTCTAGGGTTTGCGTAGTCTGTTAATAGCAACCTTGTATTGTCGCCTGTACCGTTATTGGTATAGTTAGATAAGTTAAGTGTTGTAAATTCATCTTGTGAAATATTATAAGCAATAGTAGAACCTCCACCGCCAACAACTTCGCCCGAAATTGTTGTTCCATTTGCATCCGTACCATAAAAGCCTACACCATAAACCAAAGCCATTTCGCTATTAACACTTCCAGCTGTTAATGGCAATAATTCAGCTTTTAAGTAGTTACGTAAAATAGTATTTATTTCAAACGTAAAAGTGTTGCTAGTGCCCAAATCAGGTAATTGCGAAACGTGTATAAATTCGCTTCCTATTTGTATTTCAAGTTTACATTCAATCACAAGTGCGTTATCCGTTGTAACTTGCACCGCTCTTTTTTCTGTTACGAATTGAGTGCCGAAAGCACCCACAAAAGTTAATGGCATAATCTTTATTTTTTATTATTAAAATATAATCTTCTTGCTTCTTGCATCATGTCTTCAAATTGCCCCACTATCATACTACCCATTACGTCCGAAATCTTATCGAAAATAGCTTTTTCGTTTTCGCTTATGGCATAGGTAATAAATTTATCTCTTCTTCCATTGCTTGTAAACTCAGGGCTTAAACTGTTTGGTGTTGGACTTCCATGCTGAAAAATTGCATTTTGTATTGCAAATGCAACATTTTTTACCTCTTTATCTCCACTTGCAATCCCTCTTTGTTCTACCCACGTAATCAAAGCATCAATCGGAATACGTTTAGCTTTTTTTTCGCGCCCACTTTCAACCCATTTCGCATAGTCAACACCGTAAATATTAATCTTATTACCCTCTAATTTCCACGTTAAACTATCTTCTAACTTACCTGTATTGCTATGTCCTTGCGCCACAAACTCAGCCTTTATAAAGTCAATCACAAATAAAGCAATTAACTCCGCGCTTTTATTCTCCATATTCAAACTCCCCTAAAGTACAAGTGTTTGCAGTAACAACCGTTAAATTCGCTGTAACTTGCTCAAATTTGCCATTCATTGCACGTTTGGCAAGAAATCCACCGCTAATCTCTATATTATACCCCAATTCATGCAACGCTTTGCGCTTTACCTCAGCCATGTATCTATCCATAATGTTTTTTAAAGTCTGCTGTTTAACAGGTCTTGCAGTAGTTCCGCGCTCTTCCATGTTGTAAACATCATACAAAAATACTCTCAAAGTCCAACGTGTTTGGTTTTGCATTCCGTTTTCTCTGTAATTACCTACATTTTGATAGTCGGGTGTATCAGCTACTAATACGTGTGGGTATAGCCTACTAGGTGCACCGTTCATTTCAAACGGACTTTCGTAAGAAAACGAATTTACAGCGGTGTAAGCCGTTGCAACCTCTTCCATTAATGTTATAATCGTATCAATCATTTTTATACATTTTTAGTTTTGCTAACTTTACATTCAAGTAGTCCAATATTGTTAAACAATTTTCTTCTAATACACTTTCTAAAGGTGTTTTGCCATTCGCATTATAAACTGCATCACTTGCGACTTCGTAACCAAATGCAATCCAAAAATTTTGCTCGACAATGGAGCTAAACTCTTTTCTAACTTTTCCACCACTTGCATCTTCATTTCTGAAAATTCCGATAAAAAACTTTGAAATCTGTTCAAGTCCTTTTGAAACAAAAAAAAACTGCTGAATGCTTCCAACAAATTTAAATTCATAAAAAGTTTGGTTCGTTCCTCTATTCCTTTATCCGAAAAATCCGAGCCATACAAAACCGCGTTTAAACTTGCTAAGGCAGTAGCATCGGTTTGCTTTGCTTTGCTAATTATATCGTGCATTTGCCCCATTAAAGCAAATTGTTTATAATTATTGTTGCCTAACCAAACGCGCATTCCTGACAATGTTTGCAACTCTTTGCGTTTTTCGTACTTTTTACCCTCAATTTTAACAAAATCTTGCTCCAAATAGGTATCAGGAACGCGCAAACCTAGCACCGATAACTCACAAATGGGGACTAAATCCTTTTCTAAATCCAATCTTTCGAGGATATCCAAAGGCATATCGGACGCTTTTAATAGGTATTCAATACACCATTTAAAGGAATAATCGCATTTAGGTAGTAATTGATTTGCCCAAATTAAATCTTTTACCTTAAATTCCTGTAAAGTAGTGCGTACATTGTACGACTTACCAGCTACGACTATTCGCATATTTCCCCCCACCCTTTTTTAACAAATACCTCAGCTTTTAATTTATCTATGTAAAAAGTTTTAGTGCCTAATGTTGCTTCTTTGCCATTACCAACAAACTTTATTTTATCACTTTTAACCGCTTTCGGTGTAAATGTTAAATTTTCTACTTTTGTAGCTACTTCTTTATTTAATTTCTTTGCCATAATTTCATTATTAATTTGGTTTCCTACAAAGATAATATTTTTACTCGAAATATTATAATCGTGCTTTATATCAATTAAAAAACCATTGATTTTATCTAATGGTATCCGCTCAAATTCTACGTCTAAGCCACGTAAATACTTTTCGCTGTTATTGTCACAACCTTTGTTAATCTTACCGTTCCACGCTTTCCATTTACATTTATCAAGTACACTTTTCGGGTAATACCTACCAGCTCCGAAATGTTTATCTAGTGTTAAATGGCTTGTAATTTTATGTTGTGTTGAATAGAAGTAAATATCAGTAAATCCCATTACTTTATTGGTATCTAGTGAGTAGTACCAACGTATTACATTTTCGCAAATTAAATCGTCGCTACCTAGTAACACCACCGCATCGGGATTAAACTCCTTTGCTTTCAACATCATTGCATTATTTTTCGCCGTTAACGGATTGTTTTCGGTTTCAATGTACACCAATCCTTTTGCTAAATCCTTACTTATCTGCCCCTCACTTCCAGCAATAACAACCGTAAAGCCGTACTTCTTACTTAGCTTCCGATAATAATCTAGCACTATCTTAGTCAAATCGTGCCTTTGATAGATAGCAATAATAAATACAAGTTTCTTCATAATTTTAAGTATAAAAAAAGGGTGAAGCATTACACCCCACCCCTCTTATTTAACCCCTATGGCTGAGTTATTAGGTTGTTTCTAAACTTGCTATTGCAGTAGAGAATGTTCCTTTTACAAATGCTGTTCTGTCGTTAGTCTTAACAACAACCGCACCCCTCCACTCTGCACGTAAAGTAACAAAGTTTTTAGTAAAGTCGTCATTTTCGTAACCTAAATCATACTTAACACCGTCTTTTTCAACTAAGAACGCTTTGTCGAAGTTACCCATTAAGAATGTACCAGCTGGTACTAATGTAGTAGGTACAATTTTAGTTACACCATCCAACAATAAGCTAGAACCAATAGCTTGTAAACGATCAATGTATCTCTTATCAGTCGCCGTTACTTTAGCAACTTTTAAACTTGCTACATCTCTAGGGTTTAAAAACGCTAAGTTTGCGCTTCCTTGCTCTGCTAACTCGATTTGTAAGTTACCAGCTACTAATACATCCACAACGTTAGCGTTATCAATCGGAGCATCAAAGTCAGCCCCTGTGATAGCGAAAGCAGTTGCAACAGTGTTAACACCTCTTAAGTTCGTACCGCTACCGTTACCGCTAAATGCAGTGTTTTCAACAGCCTTGTACAATTCGCGCATTAATTCCGCTTCAATTTCGCTTTGCATCCAATCGATATCATCCAACATTTCGTTAGATACCTTAATGAACGCAGTTGTTTTTTTAACGTTTTCGCTTGAAACAACTAAATCAAAATCGATTTTGTTTTTCAATAACCCCTCTCCTGTTTGACCAGCTGTACCCTCTTGGTTCGCTTGTGCTACCCAGCTAATAACATTTGAAGAAGTTGAACGAGTTTGTAAAGCATTTAAAAATTTTGTATCTCTCGATGCAATACCATTTAAACCCTCAATTCTATCCTCAACTGGTACATTTCCACCGCTTACATTTGCGAAAGTCATGTTGCCAACTGCTTTAAAGGAAACTCTTCCCTCGCCTTTTTCTTTCAAAGATTTTAAAGCATCTTTGTTAGCTTCTAAACTTGCTCTTAACTCCTGAGAGAAAGATTTAGTAATTTGGTTAACTGTTTTCATTTTTTCTAATTTTGTGGAAATTTCTTTGAAGCCTACTTCCATTTGGTTTTTAACTACTTTAATTTCATTTTTTAAGCCTTTGTTCTCTTCTTCTAAATTGGAAGCTAACTTTGCTAACTCTTCTTGGTACATTGCTACAAGTTCAGCTTGTTGCTCTTCAGGTAATTCATCGAAGTTCTCGATACCTTGCAATACTAAGAATTGCTCTAATGTTGTTTCGGACGTAAAGCCGTCCATTTTTTTTACTGATTTTTTCATGTTGTTATTTTTTAATTAAGTGTTTATAAAAATTTTTCTTTGGTTGCGTTTCTTCAATTTGAGTGATAACATTCGGCTCAGCTTTTAGAGTGCTATTGCAAAATTCATAAAATTTATCTATATCTCCAAATTTATTATAAATTTTCTCTATTTGCGCTTCATCTGTTGTATTATTATCGAGTACACCAGTCAAAGTGTTACTACCTTGCAAAACCGCGCTAATTTCAAATAATTTCGCTTCCTTTACAATCCAAAAGTAACCGCACTCATCCGCATCTTTTTCATTTCCTAGTAATGGAAGATATTTGCCCCAATTAGCAAAACCGTCTTTGTCATACGTATCGTTAATTGCTAAATCAATGGTAACATATTGCATCCCAACGCTATGTTGGTTAATCATGTTGTTTTTGTATTGGTGGAATATGCTAGGGTTTAAAGCTTTGATTATTTCCACATCGGAAACTAAACTTTCAGTTGTGCCCTCTTTATCAATACCCAACTGTTCCCAACTTAATTCCAATTCCAAAGTTTTTAAAGCCTTACCAATCTTAGCCGTTACATCGGCTTTGTGGTCGGCTAAAATAAACGGTACATTTTCGTTTATTGATTTTGCAAAACAACCACCTAAATGTACATCCCCATGATTATCCAACCAGTTATAAGTATTCCCTATAATCGTACGATATAACACCTCTTCCTCATCCATTGGCAAAGATTTGTTTTCGATTTGCAACACCTTTAAGGGTACTTGATTAATTCCGTTAACAAATCTTTTTACTGTTGATTTTTTAAATCTAATCAACTCTTTTTTATTTTCTATTATGTGTTTTAGTTCCATTTTTATAAGTTATTTTTTAATTGACTAATTAATCTTGCTTTGTCCTCTTCACTCATTGTCGCAATAATGTTGTTCACTACCAATGGACTTAATAAAGTAGCAAATTTGCTTTGTTTTTCGTCCTCTGTATAAGCTTGGTAATCTAACTCTGTACGTGCTTCATCAATAGTGATTAAACCAGCTTGTACCAATTTCAACACCGCTTCAATATCTGCGTTTCTATCCTGTTTTAATGCCGAAATATTACCGCTATCAATCTCAATCTTATAATTCAATCCCGTGATAGCATTGTAACGCTTAATTAACTGTTTGTTTTTTTGCGCCAAAATCTGCTCCATTAATGGAATACAAGTTTGATTATAAAAATCTTTCATTGCTTCCTGCATATTCGCATAAGTTGAAGCACTTACATCGCCGAAAATAATAGATTGAACACCAAACAAACCACAAACCGCGCGTAAATGTTCGGCTCTCATTCCTAGCAACTGCATATCTGTTGCACTCATTCCTAGTTGCTTGTAATCAACCGCCCCTTGTAATGCAACAATTTTATTAGCGTTTTTTGCACCACCAATACGGCTGTTTAAATCCTTTTGAATTATCTCTTTATCATTTGAAGTTAAGATTAAATCGTTTTTAGAAGATATTATCCCACTTGCACCCCTATTTTCGTATAGGCTACTTTCGGCAACATTTCTATTTGTTGAAGCTTTAAGCAAATCGTAACCAGCTTGTAAAGGACTTAACCCCTCAGCTTTGCGAATACCCTCAATGCTAGGGTTAAAATAATGGGTGTGTATAATTTCCAACGGTGCTATTTTTCTAATGCTTACACCGTCGTTAAATTCGAAGCGGTCAATATCCGATAATATGCTTTGACTTTCTCTCCATGCTCTTACGTTTTGAGTGGGTAAAATATAATTTTTAATAGGAAGCTTAGCACCAATGTATTCGTATGGTGTGTAATGGTAAGCATCTCCAGTTAGCAATAAATATAAAACCTCCTTGTATAGTGCCTGTTCTAAGCTGTCGTTATCGTGCCAATTCTCAAAAATAAAAGTTTTTAGTTCATCCTTGCCCTCGATAAACTCAGCATCTTGAGTTAAAATAATAGGCAAACTAGCCGTAACTTTGGCTATACGAGTAGCAACAGCGTAAACCATATCATTAGTGATATACCCCTCATTTATCAGTATATCTTCACTGATATTTAAACCTAAGCGACCGCTCGAAAACAACGGTATAAACACGCTTTCACTTGTCGCGCCTTGCTTCTGCTGGTCTGCGAAAACATTAAACGGTTCATTCTTAACCGCTTTTAGTATATTGGAAATATAGTTTTTTATTATCATGTTTACAAAATTATAAAAAAAATCAATAAGAATAATCAAACCACCTTAAATAATATCCAATAGCATCTATACTATGGTCGTTGCCGTCCTCAGGTACTTCTCCTGAACGGTCTTTCCATTTGTAGTTGTATAGTTCGTCTTGAATGCTTGTACTCTCAGGAGTAACAAATAACTTGTAGCTTTGGAGTAGTTGCAAGGTGGCCAACTTCTTTTTGCCCAAACATGGGACAGCATTGTACCCGTTCAAAACCAGCATATTGATTAAGTCAGGTCTTGCATTATCACAAACAATCACTTTGCTTTTATCCTTAATTTTGGTTTTAAGCATTTCCAAAAGGTTATTAACATTCAAACCGCTCGAATATATTTCTTGCTTTACCCACATTTGTTTGTCGCGCTTACTTACAGCACACTTTGTAAGGGTAAAAGGATCTTTCATTCCCCAATCTATGCAATACCCGAAAATATCAGTATCCGGAAATGGACTAACCTCCCAATCTGTAATAATTGTACCCGAAACCCTACCCAATAAGCCTAAACCGTAAACCCTCCACCAATTATAGTAGTAGCCAGTTGTACCTCGTTTTAACTCCTGATTATGCTTAAGTTGTGCGGTGCGTAAATCCTTTATTTGGTCTTCCGTTAAGTTCTCAATGTTATCTAAGAATGTGGAATGTATAACCTTAGTGCGCTGGTCTTCCAATATTCCGCACGTATCAATCCAAAACTTTGCGCTGGGGTTATAATCTAGGAATATAGCGCCCCTTGTACGTTGGAATAGTTGATGCAAAATCTCATACTTCATATAGTTGCACTCATTAACAAAAAGTATATCCCTTTTTGCTCCATGTGCTTTGCCTGAATTATCAAAACCAATAAATTTAATTTGGCTTTGTCCTATCTTGTAGGTGTTCGGGTTTTGTGTTCGTATGTTGGCTATATTCTCATTAACAGAATTTAGGATATGTTCAAAGTCAACTATTGCACCGTCCTTTAAATGCGGTGTGCTATGGCTTACAACGTGTATGATTAATGGCTTTTTGCTCCACTTAGCTATAAAGTAGAGTAATTGTAAAGTACTGTAAGTTTTGCCACTTCTTGTACCTCCTTGATTTATTATATACCTAAACTTATCTTTATAAGCTTTAGCAGTCTTTTCAAACGTCGTTGTTATCTTCATCTTCAAACATTTGCTTTAAATCTTCAAATGCTTTTGCAATTTCGGGACTGTTAACAACAATAGTTGGCTGCTCTATTTTGTCGCCTTTGGTGGTTAAATCAACCGCATTGTTATCTTTCCAACCGTATCGATTTTTCATCTGCATGTACCAACCTGTATAACTAAAATCTTTTTCGTATAAATTTTTTCTTCCTAATCTATGAAAAAAAGCTTCACTCAATACTTTTCCTGTTTTTATGGTTTCCGAAAAATTTGGTTCTTCTATCATCCACCTATCCCATAAGTCGTTGGAAAAACTACCCCTAAACTCATGAATTAAAGCTTTTACCTCAACATCACTCCCACCCTCCTTATAAAGGTCTAGTATGTCCTGTTGCCAGTTATCCCATAATTTTAATTCCGATTTTGGTCTGCTCATGGTGTGTTTTTTAAAAAAAGGGGTTGGAGTTACCCACCCCCTCTAAACAATTAAACTTTAAGTATGGAAATGCAAATATAGGAAAAAATTAATAAATAATACCATTTTTCTCATGCCAACAGTAAGCCTGAAAACCTTTTTTTCTAAGTTCATCAATTCGGAACTTTTGCAAATCCTTCAAAGTATCGTTGCCTTTTTTCAATTCTACAAAGGTAGTTTTTCCGTCTTTAAGTAAAATTAAATCGGGCATCCCTGTTATATTAAGGCGAATAGTTTTCAAAACTAAATAGCCTTGTTCCTCCATTTTCTTAATAAATTTTGCTTGGAAAGTCATGTTCAAAATGTTTGAGTGTATAATTTTTTTTATTGCTTACTGCTTCATAAATCTTTTTCTCAATACCAAAATTAGAAAATATCCAATAAATATTATTTTCTTGTCGGTCAATAGTAGTCATTCTATCCCTAGACTGCCAGTAGCTTGTTGCCGAAAAATCAATATTCAAAAAAACAAGGCAATCGGCTTTGCTTAATTTTACGCCCTCTCTTCCACTAACTATCTGCAAAGCTATGTTTTTATTGCTATTATTGAAATCTTCCAAATTATCGCACAAATCATCATTAAAAACGGATTTAAGCATATCATACTCCGCTTTGAATTTATAAAATATACCTATTTTCTTATTTTTAAAATAATCTTTGATAAATTCTGCTTTTGTTTGGTCCACTATGTAAGCTTTTCCGTTTTCTGTTAAAATCGTTCCGCTACAAAGCTGGTGGCATTTCTGCAACATTTTCGCCCCTGTATCGGCAACTATGTTAGGATTGTCGGAATTTAGTGTAAGTAATTTATTTTTCCTTAAAGCCTTTAACATTTCGTGAGTGCTATCCAACATTTTAATACGTAAAAAATGCTCGTTTATTTTCGATTTAAACCCAGCTTCTTCTTGCGTGAAGCTAATCATTATTTTATCTAAATAAGGCTTAATAAGGGTGTATTTTGCATCCGTATAATCGTTAACTATCGCGTAACCTAACTGTTTTTGTTTTACGTTTACAAACAATTTCGCCCACTTGTAAAATGTTGTAAATTCCCTAAATGGCGAATAGTTACTAACTGCAAGTTGGTTAAAAATTTGGCTGTAACTCTCAGGACTTGGTGTGCCTGATAAACAAATTATGGGAGTATTTCCAAATTTTGTTTTAAAATCCTTTGCGTGTTTACCCATTTTCGGGAACGCTCCAAATTTGTGGTGTTCATCACTGATCACTAAATCGAAATTGCTTTTTAATTTTGTTAAACTTTCGGTATTTATAACCTCCAAATCGTAAGGAGGTTTAAATATTTCGTAATCATCTAAAATACTACTTATGGCTTTCTTCTTAGTGATAAATGCAACACGTTTTGCGCCGTATAACTTAGCTATGTTTAAAGCTGTTAGGCTCTTACCTGTCCTGACTGCCATGTTTAAGTAAACAATTTTGTATTGTTGCAAGATAGCCAAACCGCGTTGGCTAATATCTTGCTGGTAATCTCTTAGTTGTATCATTGTTTTAATTTTTTTTCCATTACTTTTTCATTGATATACTCAAAACCATGCTTTTTAAAAAAGTCAGCCGACCATAAAAAAGGCTCTACGGTAATCGTTTTTTTATTAAATGTTTTTGCGTTTTTTTCGATGTAGTTTAAAAAATGTTTACCTCCTGATTTACCTCTGTAAGGTGGCAAAATGTATAAGTCGCGAATATACACATTTTCGCTTTTATCTTTAAAATCCGTATGCGAAAAAATCATAACATTGCTTACAAATTGATAAATTCTACAATCGGGATAAATAATTATATTTGATTGGTCAATCAATCCGATTTTATACAGTTGCATAGTATCTTGCATATCAATTTGCCATGCTTCATAATCTTTTTTACTCTTTAAATTATATTCCATTTTTTTAAATTTAAAATTAAATCAACTCTCTTTTGAATTCTCTTTTGTAACTGCTTGAAAATGAACAAAGTTACAGATAGTTACAGATGTTACAGATTTAAAATTAATCTGTAACCTTGTAACTCGCTGATTTTCTGTAAATTACTAAAAGGTTACAGATGCCACAGATTATTCTGTAATATATATACGAGAGTGTTTTGTTTCGTATATACATTACGCAAATATTTTTTTTATATAGCCTTTTTAGAAAACAGCATAAAAATCTGTAATCTGTAACCTTAACACCTAAAACCCTTACCAGTTCTACGATGTAGGCGGTTACAGATTTTTTACAATCTGTAACTTTTTGCATCCTTTTTTTCGCTTTTAACATTTTTTTAACTTTATTTTACTTAAATTAACTTAATTACGCTTTTTTCAATGGGTAAACTCGGGTCGTTTTTCCGTTCATTTTTGCCAATTTTTGCTCAATTTTGAGTTTTTTTAGCACCATTCCTATCCTTTTTGTACTAGTTTTTACCATTGGATATTCCGATTGTATGGTCAACATTACCTCCGTTGTGGTCATTTGAGCAACTGAAGAAACCCTAAAAAGTTTATTTATAATTTCTTCTTCTGCAATTACCTCCTGATTTTTTTCAGTGCATTTATTTAGCATATCAATCTCATGTTTACTTAAAACAAACCCCATTTTATCCGTTTTCCACTCATTATAAAGCTCAATGAATAGTTTATCCTTATCGATTAGATCATAAGCCTTAAAATCAAAGTTTTTAATCGTTAAAGGGATTATACGCCTATTTCCTGTCGGGTCGTTAATTACCTCATCTTCATTCGATGTACCTCCCAATACTGCCAAACGTTCTAAATCCTCTGTTACTCTTCCGTAAGGCATACGGATAGAAAAAGTTTGTTGGCTGGATAATCGTTTTAATTTGTTGGCATCTTTTTTTGATTTACCGCCGAATTCATCATCAATAATTAGCAACTTTTTGCACATTAAAATTTCACTATCTTTGCCCTCATCTAAAGTATTATCGGAATAATATTTTCTTAAATCAACTGGCAATAAATTACGAAAAAAGTTTGTTTTATTTGTACCCTGTTGCCCTAGTAACACCAGTACCAAAAGCGAATAAGTGCCATGAGCACTGGCAATTATACCCAAAAGCCATTTTTTAAGATAAACATCCAAAAAATCCTCTATAAAAGCGTCCCCTCTATCCGTTAACATAGTGGCTGAATAGTCAAAACATTTTTTAAGTTTCTCAAATTCCTTATCCGTTTTTAAACCTTTATTCTTTTCAAACCATTGTTTAATTGGGTGGTATGATGTGTGGTTATCGGGATTTTGAATTAATGTAAATATTTTATCTTTGCTTATATTATCGTTTATGCTTTCCCATACTTTTACGTAAAAATGTGACAAAATACGGTCGTTCATTAACTCGCCTTGAAACTCATAATTTCGTTCAACCTCATTAAATTTAATATCTTCAAGTTTGATTAAATCCGAAATAAGTTGAATTTCTGTTTGTTCATCTTCATTTTTAGTCGCAATTAAAAGCTGGTCGATAATTTTGTCCGCGTTTTCAATACCTAGTTTTTTAGCATCTTCTTTCGGATTTTTGGAATGTTTAATTAATTGCTCTAAACGTGCAGTTTTTTGGCTTTTAATATTTATACCAGCTTCCTTTAATTTAAAGTAAAGCGTTTTAATTGTCACACCTTGTTTTCCTCTAGTTACTGCCCTTTGATAATCGTTGGAAGCTTTTTTCGGGTCGTATTTAGATGATGCTTTACAAAGGGTATGAAAATAATGTTCTCCCCCAGCGCCAAATTCACTAGATAAGGCAAAAGCAAGGTTTAGATAATCTTCGTAATCATCAAAAAGATTTAACCCTGATGCTTCATTAATTGCATTAGCTAAATCTTCTTCAATGGTTATACGTGGTGCGCTGAATTTATCAAATTTTTTATTAAATGTTTTTTGTTCGCGCGTGTATCTCTCGGAATAAACCTTTGCATTTTCGTTTAGGTATAAATCAGGGTCGTAGCTTACATAACAAAGCCTTGTAATATCGGAACACTGAATATCGATTAAAATATTGTAGTGTTTAAGGTAGTAAATTTTCAAGCTATCAAAAATTTCTTTGTGTTCAATAGTCTTATCAATTCGAACTAATACCTTAAATCCACCATTACCAGAGATGCTATCAAATAAAGCATAAGTGTATGGGTCTTTTTCTACGCTATCTCGATTGACAATAGTCATATCTTGATCTTTTGCATCGACATCGATTTGCATTATACCTGTTTTCTCAATAAAAGCATCTTTACTTCTTTTTTCCGAAAACAAAGCCGAAAGTGTTACTGCTGGGATAACAGCATCCTTTTTTTTGTCAATTTTTTTATTTCTAACATCCAATACAATATCTTGCCATTCTCCATTTTTTACACCCTCCAAAAAGGATTGTAAACCTAGAACCTTTGTGGCTTTGACTTGTTTAACATTGCTATAATAGCTAAGTTTAATATCCATAAATTACAGTTTATTAATAAGGTAAGTAATTAAAGCGCTTAGGTTATCTTTACCTAAAATCTCTTTAGATTTTTCTTTGGCTTTTTTCTTAATTACAGGGTCGATGTAAATCGTAGTCATTTTTTTGCTCATATCAATAATTTTAAAGTTTATGCAAATATAAGTATAATATATTTATATATAACATAAAACCCTTATTTAAAACCATTCTAAATAAGCTACGTTAATAAGTTATTAACACTCCTTAACACTTTTACTATTGCAGAATACAAATTAGTTTGTATCTTTGTTGCATCAAGTTAAACAATTAAAATAAAATAGTATGAAAACAGAAATCAAAATCACAGACCATTTAAAGCGAGAACACAAAGTAAGCTTTAATTTCACGGTAAGAACCAACGGCTTTCAAAGTTGGAAGATTTACGCCGATGTAAGGTGCAACGGCGAACGTATAAGTTTTGAATATTTGGATGGCAAAGAAACCATTGATTGGCTTATGGAAATAAAAGGCGCAAATCATAAGGCAGATTTTTTAGCTACTAATTTACGTGTAAAAGAGCACCAACTTATCTACTCATGGTTATCCGATTTTCCACGTTGGCACGTAATTGACGCAATCAGTAAGGAAGTGTTAACAGAAGAACGCACATACTCACAAGCTGAGGACATGGCAGAAAGTTTTTATTTTGTTGAAAATGTTAAAATAGTTGATACATGGGGAATATAAGTCCACAGATTTACGTTGGGATAAAATATATTCCAATTAAAAAGAAGTTAAATAGAGGTATAAACACAGTAGCGTCGGAACATTTATCCAAATCGCAAATGTTATCCAAATCGCAAATGTTATCCAACACCGACAAATTAGAGAGCCTTTTGGACTTTGTTTGTAAATTGCTGGGTGTTACGGTTGAAGAAGCAAAAGGACCGGTAAGATTTGCCGAAATAGTACGAGCAAGGCAGATTTATTGTTATTTCGCGCGTGAAATGGGATTTACATTCTCAAAGGTTGCTTCAGTAATTAATCGCGACCACGCAACTGTTATTTATGGCTGTAAAGTAGTAGAGAACAGGCAATTTGATTTTAAAATTTTAAATGATTATAACAAAATAATAGAAAACTTATGAAAATTTACACAGACATCGAGCAAGGCACACCCGAATGGTTAGACTTGCGCAAGGGAATAATTACCAGCACCGTAGTTAAGAGTTTAATTACACCAACGTTTAAAATAGCTGAAAACGACAAAACACGCAAAGCAATATGGAAGTTAGCTAGTGAAAGGATTACAGGACATTTAGAAGATAGCTTTTATTCCTCCGATATGGATCGCGGACATTTTGAAGAACCGTTGGCACGTGACTTATACGGTGGCGCGGTGGAAGTCGGATTTATTACAAACAAAATAGCCGGTGTTACTGTTGGATATTCGCCAGACGGTTTAGTTGGCGAAAATGGTTTAATCGAAATTAAGAGCGCAAAACAATCTATACAGGTGGAGCGAATAGTTAGCGGAATTGTACCAGTTGAACATTTGCCACAAATCCACTACGGTATGTTAGTGAGTGAGCGTGAATGGTGCGATTTTATTTCTTACAGCAACGGTATGCCCATGCAAGTTATCCGCGTCGAAAAGGATATAGAAATACAAGATGTGTTAATTGAAGCGGTGCAAATTGCAGAAACAAAAATACAAAATGTTATTGCCGAATTTTACGAAAAAAGCAAAGGATTTAAACTTGCTACGCGTGTGGCGGTGGTGTCGGATGAGATAAATTTATAATGTGAAGAAATTCAAGATGTTGGCAGAAGTGAGGGGGGAAGATACAGCTGACGAGTTGAGTAATATCATGACCTTACTCACTGCCTTTATTTCAATATCGGTAATATTAACTTACATTAACTTTTGCATATACAAACTTATTTGTATATTTGCACTTATAAACAATTAAATATTTTAAATTATGGAAAATTTAGATTTAAGAAAAACCATTTTGCCTAAAAGCGATCAGCTGAATGCGGACGATTTAATAGGCACAACGAAAACAATTAAAATCAGGGATATTAAGCTAACAGACGACCCAGCGCAAAGTGTAAGCATTTACTTTGAGGGCGACGAAAATAAACCTTATAAACCTTGTAAATCAATGCGCAGATTATTGGTTACAATTTGGGGGGCAAATGGGAGCGAATACATAGGCAGAAGCCTTACATTGTACCGAGATGAAAAAGTAAGCTTCGGAGGTGCTCAAGTTGGTGGAATTAGAATTTCCCACGCTTCCAATATCACAGAAACAAAAATAGTGAGTTTAACAACTGCAAAAGCAAAACGAACACCTTACAAGGTCGAACCATTAAAAGTCGCTGAAATGGAAGAATTAACACTAACACACGCGTTATTTAACAACATTAAAGACGCGCTAAAAAAAGGCACTCGAACAATAGAGCAAATCCAATCAAAATTTAAAATTAGTGAAGAAATCTTAAAATTATTAACAGATGAAAATTAGCGAATTAAAACAGCCTTACCGCAGAATGGCGGAGTATTTGGCGGATAAAAAGATAGTTCAAAACTCTAGTTACGGTATTTATAACTTCTTTACTAGGGGAGGGGTTATGGATTTATTTTGTAATTCAGTAGATAAAGGAAGCCACCCCGAAATAACAGAGGAGATAAAAAGACATTTCCCCTCTGACTTTGATTTTTCGGGGGAGGAACAGCCATTACAAATACCAAACAATCCAATAATACAAAACAGGATTTACACCCAACTAGCCAAAGAGGGTAAAGACCGCTTTTTCAACACTTTGGAAGCGTGGAAAATTACAAACGAAAGTTCTGCGCCTGTACCAGTACCAGCACCAGAGCCAACAATGGAAGATGATAAATTACCTTTTTAATTATGGAAAAAGAAACTGAATTTTTAAGAAGGCATAAGGTTATTAAACCTGAAAGTCAAGATTTATTTATCAAATTAGAAGACGGAACAATTTACAGTTTATGCAAATTATTAGATTTATACCTTTATGAAAATACCGAATTAACAAAGTGCATAGAAAAAGAAAAAATAAAATCAATAACTAAAATCAAATAAAAATGAGTAACAAATTCGAGGGAAGAATTATCGCAATTACCGAAACTGTACAAGTATCGGACAAATTCAAAAAAAGGGAAATAGTATTGGAGGACAATGGAACGTATCCGCAGACTATTTGCTTCCAACTAGCACAGGATAAATGCGACTTAGCAAATCCGTTGGTAATCGGACAAATGGCTACGGTGCACTATAATCTAAGGGGTAAAAGCTGGACAAATCCACAAGGCGAAACTAAGTATTTCAACACGTTGGACGTGTGGAAGATTGAAGCCAACGTAACAGGCAACCACCCAACGGATGCGCCCAAACCAGTACAAGCAAGTAATAGCAATGATGAAGATTTACCATATTAATTATGATTTTGCACGTAGGAATAGAAATAAGCGAGGATTTGAAAAGTCAAATCTTCGCAAATTGCGGAAAACAACGCATAAGTGAAGCCACGCAATCAATGTTGGAAGACTTTGGAAATGGAAAAATAAATATACCATTCGCACCCATACCACCAGCTAATCAATGCGGTGCGCGTTTAGATATGACTTTAGACTTCAACACCCTTGAAAAGGCGCGTAGGATGAACGAACAAAGCTTACAACGTACAAACAGGTGGATAATAACAAGACTATGGCAGATGCGGTTAAATGGGGAGATCTAACACTAGATTTTACCAACGAAAAAGGGCAAAGGTGTAGGTGTACGGCGAATACTGGTAGCCTTTGCCATATTTTCAACTTTGATACTGGCGAATATTACACCGCAGAAAACCGCGAAATAGAGCGATTAATGTTAAAAAAACCCGAAATAGTTAAAAAAACTGTTAAAGAAACTAAAATTATACAACCAACACTTTTCTAAATACAAATAAGTTTGTATCTTTGAGGAAACAATTAAATATAAAGGTTATGAAAACGCAAGAAATTTTAAAAAACATTAGAGAAAACGGAGGTTTTAACAATTTTAGGAATTGGAATTTAGATGAAAAAAAAGAATGGGTAAAATCTAATTTTAGCTGTTCAAATTATGTAGCTAAAAATGTAGCTTACTCATTGTAATGCGCCTAATCCTCCTACTAATCCCCCTCCAACTAATAACGCACCCTTTACCAAGTGTAAGGGTGCAAAAGTTGGAATACTCGGAACACATAAGGCAAAAGCTAAATTCAATTTTAGAAATACCCGAGGGGAGAAATTACTGGGAGCGAGAATTTAAAACGATTAATTACGAAAATAAACTTAAACAATACTTACAACATGGAAATTGATTTAAAAAAAGTGAGAAAAGAAATTAGGAAGTTAAAAAAGTTAGTAACTCCTGAGGAATTAAACAAAGTTGATGTTGACGCAATTGAAAAGGGAGATTTGAGGGGTTTTTATAGTCAATTAACTGGGCACTTTTTTAGTGATAGAGCTCAAAAATTGATTAATGAAAGTGCCACTTTGTTTTTTCAAGATAATGGCTTGGGTTTAACGCCCAGAAATAAAATTATCCCACCAAACTTCATGACTTATCCAAACTCAAGAAACTTTACAGTATTGGAAGTTTATATGGCTTATAATCATGCTAAAATAAGCCATATTTTAAAATTTTTAAAATTGGAAATTAAACAATTAAATTTATAATATGAAAGTAGAACTACACGACTACAACATAGGCTCAGGCTCAGGCGATGCAACGGTGTTGGCGTATGATGATCCAACAGATTTAAATAGCGTTGTTTTTGATGGTACTGTAAATTTTGAATTTAGCGTGGATAAATACGAAACAGGCGACGGATATTTTACACCTATTGAAGATTGGATGGATGTAGAAATTACCGATATTGAATTTTTTGATACTGAAAACCGCAGAATTAAGCCGAAATACGAGATTAAGGAAGCAATAGAGTATAATTTAATTGAACTTTTAAAAGATAAGGAAAATGACTAAAGAAGAAAAAGACAATATCACACGTTTAAGCGCGTTGTGTGCAATTACGAGCCTTTACATTAAAGGATGTAAAAAAACGATACAGGAGGCTAATATAAGCGTATTAAAGCAACAATATAAATATGATACTTTAAGCATTCCAAACAAAAAAGTGATTGACAAGAAAATAAAGGATGCAATGAAAAATTTAACGCTTACAATGGATACAACTACAATCGTTTTAGGTAGGATTGAAAAATCAATGCGTAACACGTTAACAGACGAGGTTACAGATGCTTTAATAGATAAACTCGATGCGGTGCTTGATAGTGTTGATTTGGAGGGGGTGTTGAAGAGGAAATAA